ATTATGACCAATACCTGAGCTCCCTGGTTGAAGTAACACGGGCCAGGGTAGAAGCCGAAACACATCGGCAGCTAGTCACAGCGACTTATGACGTGGAGCTAGACGCGCTACCGGCTGGCCAGGAAACCTTAGCGCTTCCATTTGGCAGCCTGCAGAGCGTTACGAGCGTTAGCTATACCGATACCGCAGGCGATGCCCAGACGTTTAGCAGCAGCAGTTACGGAGTATCGACAGCAAAAGAGCCTGGCACGATCCGGCCTAATCATGGGCAGGTATGGCCGGCCACCCGCACCCAGCAGGCAGCGGCAACGGTTCGTTTTGTTTGTGGTTACGGTAGTGCCGGCAGCGTACCGCAGGCGATCAAACATGCCATGCTGTTATTGATCGGCCACTACTTCAGCCACCGCGAACAGGTAATTATTGGCCTAATGGCAACAGAGTTTCCGCAGGCAGCCCAGGCGCTGCTGGCCCCTTATGTCCTGGGAGACAGTTACACATGGTACGGGCAGGGCAGCTAAGGCAACGAATTGACATAGAGCAGAGCACCCAAACAGCAGACGCTGCAGGGCAGCTGACAGACTCCTGGGCAAGCGTGCGGGAATGCAGCGCGCGCGTTGTCGACGTATCAGCTGCAGAGATGTTTAGCGGTTCCCAGATCGAAGCAACCACCACTAACCTGGTTATCATCCGCTATCCCCACAGCGGGCCGTTCCCCGATCCAGAGATGCGGGTAACGTATCGCGATGGCGACAGCAGCCGCACCCTGAATATTGAAAAAGTGCAGCGCCGGGATGAACGGCAAACAGAACTGTGGTTGCATTGCACAGAGGATACCTAGAGCGATGGCAGGAAATACCGCAAAAGACGCTGTTAAGTTCCTGGGAATTCCAGAAATGGAGAAGCAGTTCGACGCGCTGCCTGGTACCCTTCAGCGTAAAGTATTACGGCAGGCGGTAGCAGCTGGCGCAACGGCGCTAGCCAGTTCAATTCGGAAACAGACGCCAAAGGTTAGCGGCACGCTGAAGCGTGGACTAAAGAAAAAGCCGTCCAGCAAATGGCGCAGCGGTAAAGCAATGGCGGCGCGGGGAATAATCGGCGTTGCCGTTGGCCACGATTGGGCAGTAGCGCCGCATGCGCACCTTGTCAACTATGGACACAAGGCAGTTTTCTGGGGCAACCGTACCAGCGAGCAGGTAAAAGGTACTTACTATTTCAACAAGGGCGTGGCGTCAGCAGCTGAAAAAGTTAAAAGCAAGGTAGCATCTAAAGCACGGGCAGCATTTGCCAAGGCAGTAAAAAAAGCAAAGGGCTAAGATGGCAAACACCGGCAGCAATATTAGAACATTACTGTTAACTAAGTCAGCTATCACTGACCTGGTGGCAACCCGCATTCGGCCGGATGTATTAGCCCAGGGCGACGCGCTGCCGGCAATTATTTACACCGAGCTATATACGAATCATCAGCACACACTAACAGGCGCCGCCGGTATAGAGGAATGTTTGCTTGAGCTCATGTGTTACAGCAGCACGCGAGCGCAGGCTGATAGCCTGGCGGACCTGGTACGGCAGCAACTGCAGGGGTTCCGTGGCACAGCGGGAGCGGTTGAGATTATCAGTTGCCTGCTAGACGATACGGGCCACGGTTACGAACAGCCGCAGGATGACAGCGACAGCGGGAAGTATATAACGGCTGCCAGGTTTAACGTAAAAGTACAGGAAACAATACCCACCTTTTAAGGAACTATAATCATGGCAGACACTGGCAACGGCGCAACAATCGCATTTGGAACTTCCGGTTTTACTGGTGACATTATCAGCATCAGCGGTTTGGAAGTGACGAAGGAAACCATAGAGGTAACCACCCTGGCACACACCGGCCGCAAGCGGTATATCGTGGATGACCTGGTGGAAATTGGAGAAGTAACGGTAACGTGTTACAGCGATGCTGTGGTACCTGATATGGGTTATGCCTACGGCGCTACAATTGACGAAACGGTTACCATCACCTATCCCACAGCACCAGGCGGCAGCGCCGGCGCTACCGTAGTCTTTGGCGGCCGGCCGGTAAGCGTTAAAACGTCCGACGCCACAATGGGTGAAGTCATGGTGTGTGAATTCACAATCAAGGGCACCGGCAACAGTGCCGGCTACACTTTCACAGCGGGCACCTAATGCAGATATCTTTTCACGACCACCCCGCGCGGCATCGTGATAGCGCGGGTGAGCTGGTGCCAGCGGTACCGGATCAACGGATGATAAGAATTGACGGGCAGCACTCTGGGTACTGTGGTATTAAAGCTGGCCGGCCGGTTACGATGACACGATTCTACAATAAGGAACAATTAGAACGGGTGCGGGAAGTTGTAGCCTACACGTATGGAGAACCCAGCAGCGTTAGCGCACCCCCAGACCCCAGGAGGTACGACCGATGAGCCCACCAGGAGCGACACTGAAAGAACAACTCTTTGAGCTAACGCGCAGGCGGTACCGCACCGCGAAAGTAGAAGGAATCGAATTCTGTTTTCAGTCATTGACCGAAGCAGAGCGCAGCCGATTTGAAAAGCAGGTATTGAATAAGAGTGGCGCGGTAAGAGATGACAGCCGGCGGCGCCTGCTTATCATGGTGCTGGTAGATCCCAAAGACAAAAAACCCTACCTGACCGATTCCGATATGCAGGAACTGGGGGAACTCGACGGCAAGTTAACCGGCAAGCTATTTGACCATGCTATGGCACACACCGGTTTTACTGATGACGATATGGAGATACTGGAAAAAAACTAGCAAAAGACGAGCGGCGGCGGTTTGCTTTCAGGCTGGCGCGTCTCGTCGGAGAATGGGACGTTGACAGTTTACTTGAAACAATACCGGCCGGATTATTTACAGAATGGATTGCTTACTATCGGATAGAACCGTTTGGCGATGAATGGTTGCAAACCAGCTACCTTTGTTCCATCGTTAGGAATTTACTGGCAACAAAAGAAAGCGACCTGGTAGACCTGGACCATTTTGTGCCGAAGTTTGACGGGCAGCAGCAGGAGCGGAAACAATTCGACGCAGCCGCGCACGAAAAGCAAATGGCTGCTATGTTTGGAAATAAATAATTATGGCAAATTTAGGCAGCCTGGTTGCAACGGTTAAGGCGAACACGGCGCCTTTTCAGCAGGGCATGAAAAAAGCCAAGGGCTCGATGGGCGGCATGAAGGCAGGCGCCGCCGGGATGGGCGCAGGAATCGCAGCGATGGCAGGACCGATTGCAATTGCCACGGCTGCAATCGCAGCCCTGACCTATGCAGTCGGCCAGGTAAAAGGTCAAATGGCAGAGCTAGACCAGTTGGCCAAGACAGCCGATAAGCTGGGAGTGGGTGCCCAGGAACTGGAGCAGCTGCGCTATGCTGCAGAACGTGCCGGCTTGTCTGCCGCCGATCTAGACAAGGGCATGGAAAAGATGATGCGCGGATTGAGCGAAGCGGCGCACGGCAGCGGCACGGCAAAGCTAGCTCTAGACTCGCTGGGCTTGTCGGCCAGGCAGCTGGCGGTTATGTCACCTGAAAAGCAAATGCGCACGCTGGCCGATTCTATCAAGCACATAAAGAACCCTGCAGAACGTGCGCGCGTGGCTTACCAGATTTTCGGCCGGCAGGGGACTAGCATGTTGAATATGCTGAAAGATGGCAGCAAAGGATTAGACGAACAGGCGGCCAAGTTTGACGATTTAAACGGTGCCATGAGCAGGGGTGACCTGGCAAAAGTGGAAGAAGCTAATGACGCCATCGCAGATATCGGCGTAGCTATCAAGGGTGCCTGGCGGGAATTCACGATTCAAATAGCCCCAGCGCTAACGGTTCTGGCGCAATTTATCACGCTGCTGGTAAAAGCCGCGAAATTTCTTTTCCAATTTACGCTGCTGGGGATGTTGTTGCAGGGGCTGCGAAAGATGCAGCATCACACTGATGATATCCAGGATGCGCGCGCGGATATGACGCCGCTACTGGAAGACCAGTTGAGTAAAGAAAAGGAGATTGCCGACAAGCAAAAACAGCAGGCTGCCGACCTGAAGCGGCAGGGCGAAACAATCCGCAAAGAGTTTTTGACGCCACAGGAAAAGTTCCAGGCAAAAATGGCAGACTTAAAAAACCTCGTTGATGCCGGCGCAATCAGTTGGGAAACCTATAACCGCGCGGTAGGTGGTGCGGTTAAGGATTTGAAAGAAGCAAACAAGCAGACAACGAAGCTGGCCAGGCCCAAAGCTATCGGCATTGTCACGCGCGGCAGCGGCGCTAGCTTCAGTGCCCAGCAGGCATCACAACGAGCGGCAGAACATCAGCGCAAAGTTAACCAGCAGCAGTTGCGGGAACAGGAAAGAACAAACACGATTCTAAGAAACATCGACAGCAAAACAAAGCCAGCAGAATTTGGCCTGGTTAACATTTAGGAGTTAGCAACGTGGCGCACGTAAGCACGGCAGTAATACACGATGGTTGGAGCGGCAGCGAAAAGATGGGTGAATCCATCCCTGAATTCGATGTACAGTTTGTTGTACAGGTAGATGACAAAGAAGATGGGCCACGGTTTATACTTGAAGATTGCGAGTTACCCAGGACCGGCGATGTTTACGCGAACGTTGGAAACGATACTTATCTGGGTGCCTGGTGCAAGAGCGTTAACGTTTCCCCGATGGGCGAAAAGACCTGGCGCGCGGTTGCCAAGTATGCCGGCCTAAAACTGGACCAGGACCAGGAGAAGCTGGACGAAGAAGGAAAAACGATAACAGTTGACCCGGCCAAGCAAGGTTTGGACGTTAGCGTATCCTTGGTTCAAATGAGCAAGGCAGCTGTGAAAGGCGCTTACACCGGGCAGATCGTTAACGAAGTTCACAATGCCGTCCGTTGGCCTGGCGGGCCAGGTGTTAAACCGAACGGCGCCGGCATCGGGCTGCTGGGTCCGGGTGTGGCAATGGATGCCATCACCAATAGCGCTAACATTGCCTTCGATCCAGCGCCTGAAATCGACTACAGCCGCACAGCTGTTTCAATCACTCGCAATCAAAAGAAGTTTAACGCTAACAAGTGGCTCAATTACGCGGATACAGTTAATAAAGATCAGATTATACTGGCGTACCCTAATCCACCGGTTGGCAATTTCTTTAAACTGACGGTGATGCCCTTAACCGCTAAGATGCAGGCTATCCAAGTACAGCGTAGAGTTAGCGAGGGCGGCCAATTATACTGGCGCGTTACGTTTGAATTCCATATAGATAACATCTTTGGCTGGCGTGCTGAGATACTGGACAGAGGTTACAGCCACAATCATATGTGGAACGTCCAGCAGCAGGGTTGGAACAGCCAGGCAGCGGCCGGCACAATCCAGGCTGTTAACCCTCCTATCGTTGGCGGCAACGGCCACACGGCAGCAGAGCCCCAAATGCTGGACGGGCTGGGGCGTGTGAAGGCAACCGGCGCGCCGCCGGTATTTTTACAGTATGCCCTTTATCAAGAGGTAGACTGGGCACCGCTAAAACTAAACCGAAATGGCTGGAACGTATAAGGAACGATAGAAAATGGCAGATAAAATCTGGTTAGGAACTACTGATACCGACTGGGCAACGGCTGCGAATTGGAGCCCCAGCGGAGCGCCTGCAAGCTCAGATAACGTTAGATTCGTAGCAACATACAGCAATAATATAGCTGGGTATAATGCTAGCGCGGTGAACCTGGCTGATTGTGTTTTTGAAGCCGGGTATTCTGGAACCGTTGGAAGCGCAACTTTAGATCTTTCGATCAGCTGCACTTATTTTGAGTTTTCCGGCGAAGGCGCCGCCTATATAGACCTGAGCACTACCAGCGTTGACCCGCGCGTGCTGGCAACAGCGGTAGCACCAGGTACGGGAGAATATGGGCTTTACTTAATAGGAACCGGCATCGGTACGTTATCAATCGAGGGGGGCAATACCGGGTTAGCTGCTGTTCATGGCCAGGCAGCAACGGCTACCACGATCCGGCAGCACAGCGGAGAAGTGCGCGTTGGTAGCGGCGCGACGGTTACAAACTATTCAGGCTATGCAGGCTCAGCGGTTATAAGTACCAACCTAACCACCGCTAAGTTGTTCGGAGCAACGTTGACAACCGGCGAACAGGCGGCCATCACAACCCTGACAATTGAAGCCGGCGTTTGTGTCAGCAATGCGAGCGGCACGATAACCACCGCAACTGTAAACGGTGGTACCCTGGATCTATCACAAGCAGGAATCAGCCGCACGATTACAACTCTTAACCTGAATCCCGGCGGCGGTATCAACTACGACCCGGACGCTGTAACGCTATCGACCATAAGCGAAGCGGACGCACCTATTACGATCACAACGAGTGGAATCTAGCAAATGCCCGACGCATATACGTTTACAAAAACGTCTATGATTAAGCTGAAGGATGATCACGACAAACTGCGCACGGCGCTAGCTGCGATGATGAAGCGGCTACGTGGAACGTACCGCACGCCACAGCGCCAAGATTACCTGGTTGCCAAAGCGAACGCTACCGTAGCAGCCAGGACCGGCGTTAACATGACTGCCGGCACTTTCACTGTTCAAGACGTGGCGCCTACCGGCACGCTAACAGACCTGTTGAAAACGGAATCCGTCTTCAACCTGGGAACTGACGCAATCGCTGCCGGTTCCTATGTTCCAATCGAACGGGATTATATTACAGGCCATTTTGTGGCGCGTGCTGCTTCCGGTGGTGGTGGTGGTGGTGCTGGTGGTACGGTTGAAGTTTCATACGTCAAGGCGCAGGAATATTGGCAGTACACAACCGCCTGGCCCAGCCGTGGAACGGGCGGTGATATGGCCTGGGTATCTGTGAAAAAGTGCGACCAGGACGGAACGGGCGAAACCGGCGATGCCTTCGATGTTTGGTTACCGGTACCCAACAACACCGATCCAAACGTTGTAATTGATCAGGTATTCTGTGCGGCAGAGTTTGAAGACCAGAGCGATAGCGGCACCAGCTGGGCGGCAATTAGTGATATTTCAGATATGGCCGTTGGCAGCGTCAAGATGATGGTATGTCATATTCAGGAACAATGGGGAGCTACAACCATCGAGGAGGCAGGGTGGTCAATCATGGAGGGTGACCAGCCTACAGATAAAACCTGTTTAGGCAATGCCTACGATATGCGCGGACGTTTACCGGTGGGCCAATCAACCGGCCTACTGACCGGCACCACGGCCGGCACTGTGGGGGCATCAGATACCACCGACAGCAGCACCACCGGCAACACGAACGCCAGCAGCACCACCGGCAACACCAACGCCAGCGCCACGGCGAGCATCAGCGTAACGAATACCGCGATAACAATTAATAGTTCAACAACCGGCATCGAGGGAACAGGCGCAGACGGTGGCACGGCAGAGGTTACCACAGAAACAGTTGACCACGAACCAGGTTCGGCCACCGATGAAATAGATGTTGTTACAGAGGTAACACACGATCTAGAGCATTCACACACTATCACGGATCCAGGCCACACCCACACCGCGCAGCTGCACACCCACACCGCAACCGAAGGCGGCCACACCCACGTTGTAACGGATCCAGGCCACACCCACGTTGTAACGGATCCAGGCCACACCCACGATTTCGATCAGCAGGGCACGCTGGAACTATTTTACTTTGAGCGAATAAATAACGGCGTATCCGCCTAAACCAATAAGGATACAAAAATGGATTTTGACTTTTCACAGTTACTCAGTGGTCCCTATTTATACATCGCCGCCGGTATCATCATCCTGCTGCTGGCCAGGAACAATAAAGACGGCAACTTATCTAACATCCTGATAACGATTTTGCAGCAGCTGCTGAACACTCCCAAACCTATCGACATAAAGAACCAGAAAAGCCACCGCGCCGAAGCGCTGGTTGGGCTTAGTGAACATTGCCGCAAGTGCGGAAACGATATGATTGCAGATCAGTTGTTAGGCAGCCTGCCGGCAGTCATCAAGGAACCGGGAAAAGATGATAAGTAACCGAAACATCCGCAGGGAAGAAAGGGAGCGCCGCCTTGCAGAGCGGAAGGAAGCGCGGCGGAAGTGGTTACAGGAAAAGCCACGGCCGCTGGTGGACCTGATTAAGAGCAGCACCGGCCTGATTAAGTGGGTACTGCTGGCCGCTGCCCTGGCTTACCTGTTCTTCAATGGCGGCAATTGGTTAACGCTGCTGGGGATACTATGAAAAACAGTTTTCTTTTCCTGGTGTTGTTTGCCGTGCTGGCCTGGGGTGCGGTACGATTCAGCCAGCCGGTAGGAGAAGCGCCAAGCCGTGCCGTGCTGGCCGAGATAATGCGCGCCTTCGCGTGGAATCTGGAAGAAGACGGGAAGCGGCAACAGCCGCTGCTAACATCAGCAGACCAGGTAGGTTTCCTGTTCGATGATTTTGGGAAGCGCAGCACCTATGGAGCAGCCTACAAAGAGGCGTTCCCTACAGAATTCAAGGAGGTAGGAGCGGAACTAGAAGCGGCGGTAAGCGCTGGAAAGGATGCCGGCGCGTTACCGTTAACTGCTGAACTGCGCGCCACGATGGCCGCTATCTTTATAGCCGCAGCAAGTGAGCTAGACTAATGCCGCATAACCAGGGGTGGCGCCCAGAGCCAGAACAGACAGAACTTTATGCGCAATCCATCCCGCGCAAATACAAGACGCAGCTAAATGATTTGCCCTTTGATCTTGAACGGAGCGCCTTTCCCTTTCGAGCACTGGCCAAGGTCCTGGCCGGCACCAGCTATATAAGTGACGGCCGCCTTGATGCGCTGAACCAGGGGAACTATGGCAGTTGCGTTGGTTTTGCTGCTGCCAGAACCGCAGACATAACGGCTGCCTGTGATATTATCTGGCGCCGGGAAGCTGAGAAGTGGCCCACCGACCCGGCCGGGCAGAAGATACTAACGGCGCCGGACTGGTGCTACGGTGCCAGCCGGGACGTATCGGGCAGCCTGGGAAGATGGCAGGGCAGTTATGGGGGGGCAGCCGCTAAGGCGCTGCGGGAATACGGCGCGATATTCCAGCAGCAGTACGGGAAACACGATCTATCAACCTACTCAATCAGCAGTTGCCGCAGCTGGGCAGCGCGTGGAGTACCTGCAGACCTGGTAGAAGAAGCCAGGGCACACCAGTTTCTTACCACGGTAAGAGTTGAAAGCGTGGATCAGGCTGTTGCCCTGGTCCAGAACGGGTACGGCTTTAGCATGTGCTGCGGCATGGCATGGAGCCCCCGCCGGGATGAAGACGGTTTTGCCCGCAGGACCAGGCCGGGCTGGAGTCATGCGCAGGCGGCCGGCCTGGGGTATATCAACATTAAGCGCGGCAAGCGTACTAAGCGTGGTTTTCTTATTCAAAATAGCTGGGGTAACAAGTGGCAGGCAGATAGCCCCTTTGGCCTGGTGGACCAGCCGCACGGTAGTTACTTCATCCGCTACGAAGATATGGCAACAGCCCTGCTATCTAAAGATTGTTATGCCGTTGGTGATTACGAAGGATTCAGGGAGAAATATAACTTCGGAGAAATAGGGTGGTAAAAATACTTCCAGCGATAGTACTTGTTTTATCCTGCGCCGGTTGTCAGCAGCACACCCCGCGCGGCATGGAGAAGCACCGCGCGAGGATTGCCGTGGCCGAAACCTTTTCTTTTGCAATAATAGTGAACAGTGGAGCGGAACCCCACAACAGCGCGCCACCTCCTGCGCGCGTAAAGCCAGCCGGTGGTAGCGCGTTGTTTTCCGCTCCGCAGCCGTTGCCGCCGCGCTGGCGATTATTCAGGAACAGAAGACGTGCAAAGCATCACTGAACTGATAACGGCCGTTGGTTTCCCTGCTGCGGTTGTGCTGGTGCTGCTGCTGTTTCTATGGCGTGCCGGCCGCTGGGCTGCCCCCCTCGGCAGACGTGTTGTTGATGAGCATCTTGAGTTTCTAAAGGTTACCAAGGAACAGCAAACCAGGCAGACCGATCTAATCGAGCTACTTTCAGAAACCGAAGACAGCCACAGCCGAGCGCTAGTGCATCTAAGCGAAGCAGCAGAAGCTGCCCTTGATGGAGAAAAAGACCAGGCACGCGCAGCAGTTCAGCACATGCGCAAAAGCATAGAGCGCACCAGCGATTAATCGCGTATAATAAAGCGGCAGCGGAGCGGGTGTTATTAGCCAGGTGTACGATGCCCTTTGTTATTGCTCTGCTTTTCTGTGGTGTGGTGCCGGATTACGTCTGCCGACGCTCTACCGATTGGATGGAACTGAACCACGTTGTTAGTGCCCAGCAGGATAATGCTGGACTGTGGATCGGGAAAGTTTCTCTAAGCCAGGTTATCTTCTGGCATCTCGACAAGCACGGTACGCCATACGTTAGGGAGTGGCGGTTGCTGAGCGAATGCAGCCGGCCGGCCTACGACCACCGAACCCAACTGTATCGGTGTAGCTGGCTGGATCGTGGCGGCCGATTGTTTGAGGTGACCAGCGGCGCTTACTGTGAAACCTGGAGTTTGACGGACCCAGAAGTAGAGAACCGAAAGTTAAGAAAACCAGCGGAGCGGCGGAGATTTTAAGCGATGAAAATTAGAGACAGGTTGAGAAAAGTACGCGAGCGGTTACGTGGTTTCTTTATCCGCTGGAGCATTGTTACCGGTGTTGTGCTGGTGCTTGCCCACCTGGTTAGTAGCGTGGCCTATCATTGCGTCTGCCTGGCGCTGTGGTGGAAGTACCTGTAACGGCGAGAACTGCCACCAGTTCCAGAAACCACAACCAGAACACACCAGCGGCACCGTTAGCCGTTCACTGGAGTGTGCCTTAATCCAATACCACATTGGCGCGATTGCCTTAGAGTGGCACTGGTGGCACCTGGGGGGTGCGTTATGTTTTAACGCTGCTGGCTTGTTTGGTTCTGTTGGATTACCCAAGCAACTTCTGAGCCTCTTTGGCTAGTGCCATATCCTGGGTGGAGTAGTTGCGAGTCATTGCGAGGGTGGCATGGCCAAGCACGGCCGCTGCTCCCCGTTCCCCGAACTTAGATTCTACCAACCGCTGGTTGTGCAGGTGTCGCAGCTGGTGCGGCGTCCAACGATCTATCCCAATTCTCCGTTGCACGCGCTGCACAGCATCACAATAGGTTTTCGTAGAAAAGCACGGGTTTAGATCAGTCTTCTTACTGGCCTTATAAAACGATTGCCAGCACCTGCTGCCCAGGTGCTCGCTGTAGTATCGGTAGGATCTGGTGGCGCGTGGATTAAAGAGGAACGGGTGCCCACGATCCGGCCGGATGTTTTCATAATCAAGGATTGCCTGAATAGCTTCAGGGCCAAGTACGGCAGCTAGAGTTTTTCCTAGGTGTTTTGTTTTGTGCTCCTGCGGCTTGTAGATCCAAACCCCATCGGTATCATATAAACCCTGGTCTATTTGTTCCCAAGTCATACCGCAGACGTTAGCGGTCTGCGGTATGACTTGGGAACAAATAGACCAGGGTTTATA